TGTTGTGGAAGACCCCAAAGGAACTTGTGGGTTAAGAGCACTTTTAGTAGCAATTCCTAAGAATCACCAACAGGTGGTGCTCTAACCTGCCTTCTCTCAGTTAGGGTCTTGTTTCACTATTAAGTAGTATAGAAACATCAACAATAATTAAATAAGGTTCTCGAATACAAGCGGTTTATTATAGCAAGATCATGAACAAGTAATAATTATAAGCAGAGCAAATTACAATAATCAAATCCACAAAATATAATATAAATTCTTACCAAGCCTGGAGAGTTCCGTCTCACTCTAGACGCAGCTAGATGGGTGAGGAGGAAGCTCTCGTACAATTTAAGAGTACATCTTTTATAGTCTAAAAAGTATTACTAATTTGCTTGATTTTTATTTCTTCATATTTGATTATTCAAAACTTCATTTAACTGGTTTGGAAAACGGAGGGCTCCGCAGCTGATTATGAGGATTCGAACATAATTCAGCTAGCGTCTCCCTAGACTGGTGCAGCGCCACATCACATCAGATAGTCCCTTAGACGATTGTGCCACCTCACCAACCCAGATGAAAGTTGGTTTGAAAACCACTTAAACTGTAAATGAGTCAGGTACAGTTATGACGGGATTCGAACCAAAACATGAGTCAAAATGCTTCACAATGGTGCTCTCCTGCTTTACAGATTGCACTACTTGGGAAGCATTAAATTTTCCATACAACTTTACCTTTACCTATAGCAAAAACATATTGCGTAAGCAAGCATAAGGTTAGTTCATTGGGTGTCAGCTCCTCAAGCATACGCTAGCTCCCTTTGAACTAACAACTGCTGGGCCTCAGCGAAAGAGTGACAGGCTCACTTTCCAATTGAGCTACCCAGCAGCTACTGTAAATAGTATACCTGTGGGTTATAAGTTTCAGTTTGAGTCATCTAATCCTCTGATTCTGAGTCAGTACCTGTTTCATTATCAGGATCCCATTCATGTGCTTGAGGGGTACAGAAATCTTCTTCAGTGACATCTAGTGGATGAAACTTAGATCTCCTAGAGGTGATTTTTATACCTCTAGGTGTCACTAATTGATATCCTTTAGGTAGGGCCCTATTAGCCCACCACTGCAATCCTGTGGGAGTCATACATTTTGTAACTCTTGGCACTGGACCTGTCCAGATACCTTCATCTTCTTTTGCTAGGGCTTCATCAAGGAGATCCATAGGGCAGGATGGATCATAATAAGGATAGTTCTTGTGCTGATTTTCCCATAACACCCTCTCCTCTATGCTGTCCTGTGGATTTCCATATTCATGAATAGCTCTGCAATAGGTTATAGGTAATTTACCTTCATGAGCTAGGAGTTCTTCACCTAAGTGAAGACCTGTCATCCAATTAGTACATTTTGTTCTTATGACATGAGGAGTAAGCATATTTCCAGTTACAGTATCTAGGAATTTTCTATATTCCTGCAAACAGCAAATACCTGGTTCTCCATATACAGGAGGCAGTAGAGCTTGTAAATTAGACTGATGTCTAATAGATGGGGATCTGCTATCAAGCTCATGATACTTTCTTAAGGATTGTACCCAAGGACGTGTGTCTTTTTTACATCCAATAAAGCAATCCCATATTATTAATGCACATGTAGTAGAGGAACATGCAAATAAGTTTGGTTCTGTTTGCAAACCATCATCTCCCCCACAAATGACAATAGCTGTATACTTTTGACAAATTATAAATGTCATTGCTCCTAATCTAGGAACAGGTACAGTCTCACTGATCAAAAGTCCAGGAACCCTGCTGGTACTGCGGCTCCATCTCAGAGTTGGTACCTCCTTCCCCCGGGTCTGGTAGTGCCGGGCATACAGTCTCTAAATCCCCAAGATGAATTCTCTTAGGTTCCGGCCACTCAGTGGTGTAGGCGCAAGTATGGGTAAGCACCAGTTGCTCTAGGGGACCTGAATCAAAGGTCCTTTTGTACGCTCCCCAACGATGGCCTGGATCACCTCTTTGCCTGCGTTTTGGAGGTTCTGTACTGGAGGAAGAATCAGAGTATATACCAGCACATACAGCATCATGCCTTCTCATAGCTGTGAGAGGACTAGATGTATGAGGTGTTTTCCACCAAGCTCTTAGAAACATAAGCACAGAAGGGTCCCAGTCATATAACAAAGGGTCCCATTGTTCATTTCCACATTTTAAGCATTTATAATATACTTCATATTTTTCTCCTAAATCTCCTGTGTGAGGTTGTATGCATGCATACCATCCATTATGAGCAGTATATATAGCTAAATCAGGTTTATACCCAGCAGCAGTAATAATAGCTCTTTGAATAAAAAACTCACGTTGTTCTGGTGTTGGGAAGAACTTTTCCAGATCTTTTTCAAATCTGATATAAGCCGTTTCCATTCTTGCTTCTTGTAGCCATCTTAGGCGGGGCTCTCGTCCTGTAGGAGGTTCATCTGGCCCATGGGAAGTGGTACCACGGTTTGGATGGTGTGCCATCATATTCCATAGTTTACCACTTACCTTGGGGGGTCCTGATGAAGCCCCAGCCTGAGCTGATGCTCCACTAGGTCCCTCTCCAGGATCCTCTAGGAACTGAGAGGGCTGCTGCCCTTCCGCCTGAAAGACGTCATCTTCCAAGGGTTGTTCGGCAATTGGAAATTCAGCTAAGAAGGCTCTAAGTTCTTCCATAAAATCATCTTCTGGAACTATTGAGTTTTTCTCTTGCTGGGAAGCCATGACAAGATCTTGCAAACAATAACAATCAAAAGTAAAATAACAATCCCAACTATTATGGGTTTTATATATCCTAAAGTCCCAAAAAGTCCACCAAAGGTTCCAGAGAGGAAATCCCCTACTTTACCAAATGTTGCTGCTGCTGCTGGCCAAATATCCTCTGTGGCTTTAGAAAGCTGTTTCAGCCAATTTGCAGAATCTCCTTCATGCAAGTCCAGTCGAAGAAGTTCTGCTTGTGCTCTGTCAATTTGGTCTTTTATAGTTTCCCATGTGGAAGTGATCTTCACTTGAATTCCTTTAAGTTTAGTAATAACACCAACCAGATGTGGAAGTTGAATTTTCAAACGAGGCACTTGTGGTGTCAGAACTAAGTTTGTTTCAGCCTCTGTCTGACTGAGAGGTGGTTTTAAGTTCCTTCCTAGACACTTGATTGTAGCATTCACAGTGACAACTTGTGGTATATAAGGTGTTAAAGAACAATCTTGATAATGAGACATATAGATGTAACTTCCATTCTTCAATGATTCAATTACATGGAATCCATCTGGTACTGGTTCAGCTAATACAGGACAATCACTTCCTGTCTGGTTGCCACAAGGTTGAACTTCTTCTATTGTGTCACAGATTACATAATCAGTCTCTTGGCAGTTCTCAATATGTAAGTACTTTATTATTCCACATTCTTGATTTATAATTTCATAAGGATGTTTAACCTTAACTAATGTTAAACTTCCTGCTGAGGCTATTAAATGTCCTACATTTTGAACATTCCAATTTGTTGAATATATCACACTAGGGACTATGATTTCATAGTACATAGCTATTTCCCATATTGTTGAAGTCTTAGTATCTTCAATATGATCTATATTATACACCAATGCTCTTGCAGTTCTTCTAAGAACTTTCATATCTTCATCATTTAATTGCAACTGTGTTTTTATCCATTGAGTATCGATGTAAGACCAATCAACCCTATTTTCCATTAATAATAATTTTAACTGCATTAAATGTGTATGGAAATGTTGTATAGCGATAGAATCCTCTAATGCAGATACATCATGTAATGTAGCTTCCATAAGAGTAACAACATGATCTCTTAAAAGATATAAACCAGATACGATTGACTCATCATTTAAATCTGATATTTGTGCAATTTGTTTTACAGAATTGGTTATTGCATATCCAGCTTTTTGTAATTTATTCCAATTATTATCAACATCTCTTCTTTGCCTTTTGGAGGGACAGGAAGCTCTTGTTTCTCCAGTAACATTAGGATAAATAGGAGGCCATTTAGGACTATCTAATCCAATAAAAGCCCTCTCCTTGGGCATTTGAGTTATAGGATCATGTTGGAATCTAATAAATCCATGTAACCCTAATAAAACTTGTTCTAATGATAATTGTTCAGTGGCCCTCATACATTCTCCATACAGGGAATATAGTTCATATTTTGGTTCCCTAATTTTCTCTTGTTGCTCACACACAGGACTAGGAAAATTACCATTATATGCTAACCAGCCAAAATCCCATAAATATTCTGGCGAACTATATGCAGGATAATATATACATTTATTAGTTTGTTCTCCTAAACACTTGGTTTGTTCTTGTTCTTTTAACCTCCAATGTCTACAGGTATAAGGATGTAACTTAGGCCTGTCTTTATAATCAAAATTAGCACAGGCAGGATGTTTGGTAACGTTATTAGTATATATATTGCAATCACCTTCCCACAAGGAATAATCTGTTTTAGTAGTATTTAACAATATTACTGCTTCAGGTAACATACAGTAATCAATTCTAGTAATATTTCTGAATAGAGCATTTTGACCTGAACTATGCCATTCTCTAGGCATTGCTCTGTTCTTTAGTTGACTAGATGATTCATTATTCATAAAAAGATTAGTAAGTCTTTTTAATAAAAGGTTTTCATTTAGTTCTACCGTATTAGTAGAATTATACCATTTTCCATACAATTTATTACTACAAAAGAGGACATGCGTAAAATTTTGTTGTTTAAGTTTAGGTGGAACCCAAAATCCGCCCATTCTGGCAGATCCATAATATTTACCAGATGTCCAATCCTTAGGTCTGATATTCTGTATCTTAAGATAGTAATTCCAAGCATTTTGAGGAGGATATTCTCCTCCTGGCAAAGGACACATATCTTGTAAAACATAATCGGTGGGCCATGGCTTATTGGGTGTATTATATTTAACTAGATAACAGTCCTTAAATTCCTGAAAACATCTTTGTTGAATGTATTCCTTTTGAGTTTTAGGATCATCAAGAGGAAGTTCAAAATCTAACATCACATCTCTTAAACTTTTCATTTCTTCATTGATGATTTTAGTTAATAAAGATTTATGTTCCTGTTTTATTTCCATGCTGGAAGCAATGCTTTCAGAATTAATCAAAACTATTTGGGAAAGACCTAAAATTCTTTCTTTAACTATAATAGGTTTTGGATGTGGAGTTAAATATACTCCTTGAGGTATACCAGTGGCATTGATTTCAATCCATTTTTCCTCTACAATTCTAACTAAATCCCTTGGTGACCTTTTACTTCTTAAGGCCACAGGAATAATTTTATGTGTTGTCTGATTCCAATCAATGACAGCACCATGAGTAATAATAGCTTGCTTCCACTGCATTCGAGCCATGGTAACAAAACAGGTTATACAAATAACAGCAATTAATAAACAAACAAAGACTATCCATCCAACAATCCTAGTAGTTGTTGCACAGGCCAAATAACATAAGTATGAAAACCTATGTTTTAAAGTTGGTTTACCTAGATTATTAATATCTTCTGCTTCATCTAATAACATCTGTTTAGCTTCAGATGTTAGTGCAGAGGAATTATTAGTCCATGTTTCCAGGTTCCTCTTCTTGTTCCATAACATCCATTCCTGTAATGTCAGGGGTGGAGCCATGACTGTTTTTCTGGTGAGGGGTTAATTTCAAGTTGTCTATACTCACAGTTCTTTTGTTGCCTGCCTTGTCCACAATTACCACAGTTCTGTCATTGATCAATTCACAAATAATCACAGGTTTCTTCCATTTAGGTCTTAGCTGAGAAGGCCGTGCTACCCTCTCCTGGACAAGAAGGCCAACAGAAGGACGCCAGGAACGAGAGGAGGCAGGAGGGGAGGCGGAAGGCAGAAAAGAACTTCTTAGTTCTGCTAAAAGAGAGAGTTCTTCTTCTCTAGTGAGGTCAAGTGTATCTTGATTTGCAAAAGGAACATTTCCATCCACACCGAATAATAATTTATGCGGGGTTAGCTTTGTACGGGGGCTATATGTGTTGTTTAAGGCTAATTGAACCGTAGGCAATAATGGATACCACTTTGTAGGTCTTCCTACCAATAGTTTAGTTATTAGTCGTTTTATTTCCTTGTTTTTCCTTTCCACCATTCCACTACTTTGGGGGTGGTAAGGAGTACTGAATTCCAATTGTATACTTCTGTCTTTAGCCCATTCAGCAAAAGTTGCAGAGGTGAATGCTGATCCTTGATCGGAATGCAACACCTTAGGAATTGCAGTACCAAGTAGTAAATTGAGACTATTAATTGTTGCATTGGTAGAAGGAGCTTTAGTGGGGTATAACCATGTAAAGCCTGTGCGTGCATCAACAATGACCAACACATATGAGAAGCCATGAGATGGTGGCAAAGGCCCAATATAGTCAATAAAGAACTTATCAAAAGGTTTAACAGGCCTTGGCTGAGAAACAGGAGGAATAGGAGTTAAATTTGTACTATCAGTTTGCAGGCATGGCTTACATTGTCTTAAAACAGTTATAATGTCTTTTCTCATATTAGGCCACCAGTGAGTTGTTTGCAACTTCAATAAAGTAGCTTCTCTTCCTGTATGTGCCAATTCATGAGCTGTTTTAACCAGCGGAAGTCTATCCGCCTTTGGGGGGATGATTTTATCTCCCTCAGGACGTTGTACAATAAGCTCATTATTTTTCAATACATATTTATATTGTTTAGGATAGCCTTTTGGTAAATTTCCTTCAAGGATTTGATTAAGCTCTGCATCCAGGCTTGGAATTTTATTTATTGTATTAACTGAATAACTACCTTGGACTGCCAACTTATCAGCAAGAGAATTACCCAGGGTATGAATACTTGTTTTGGAAGGCTGGTGTCCAGGCTCATGGACAATAGTGATATTCCTCTTGAGGAGAAGGGAATCTGAAATATTTTTCCATTTACTTATATGTTTCAGTGGCTTCTTTTTATTATTTAGAAAACCATTTGACCTCCAGAAGGGTAACTCTTTATTAGCACTTCTTGCTACATAATCACTATCTGTAACTATTAATACAGGCCCTTGTAATAAGCTAGCCTTCTTACAAGCAAATTCAACAGCAGATATTTCAGCATATTGAGCAGTATGGTCTCCTAAAGGAATGGACCATTGTTGCGTAATATTAGGTTCTGGTGTATATACTACCATGACTATTCCCATTCCTGCAGAATGAGTTTGTTCAGTTTTAGGAGACTTAATTGCTGATCCATCAGTATAAAATACTGCTTCATATTCAGTAATAGGTAACAAAGTAATGATATTATTATCAGTAGATGCAGGCACATGTTTTAAGTCTGGTAATGTTTTATCATAATAAAAGGTAATCCTAGGATCTTCTAAATAACTTAGCCAGGTAACCCATCTTGTAGACAGAGCTTTTCTTTCAGGTATGGGTGTTTTTTGTAATTTTTGCATAGAAGCTATTGGACTATATACTTTAATTGGTTGGCCTAATGCTAAATCTATTCCTTTAAGTAAGGCTCTGTGCATTGTAACTAACAATTTTTCCAATGGAGTAAATTTTAACTCAGCAGTACTAAAAACATGTGAAGCATAAGCTATTGGAATTAAACTATTATCATTATAATATCTAATATATCCAGTTTTATCAGATGCATTGACTTTAACCACAAGTGGTGAATCACCTCGTCTCTGTTCTAAATTACCCGCGTGATTCAATGCTGAGATTAACTCATTTAACCTCAAAGTATGTTCTGCGGTCCATTGTATGAAGTTCCCAGACGCTGTTGAAATCAGCTGATAAAGTGGTTGGACCAATTCTGAGAAATTGGGCACAAAATTCCTAGCAAAATTTAGGAAACCTAAGATACTTTGCAGCTGTTTCAACGTGGTTGGCGGGGTAATTTCCTGTAGTCTCTCTCTAAACTCTGAGGTTAGGCCTCGGCCTGTTTCTGAAATTACAAACCCGAGAAAGTTAACCTCATATCTGGCTAGAGCTGATTTTTTCAAAGACACTATGTATCCTGTTTCTAATAATTTTCTGAAGATTGAGTCTAAAACTTGAAAGTGTTCTTCCATAGTAGGTGAACTGATGTAAATATCATCCACATATACACTTACACCTGGGACTTCCTTCAAAATATCAACCACATCAGCTGTAAATAATGCTGGACTATTTAAAAATCCTTGAGGCAGTCGTGTCCAGACATGCTGTTTACCTTCCCAAGTGAATGCTGTTATCCATTGGGAGTCCTCAGTTATAGGATGAGCCCAAAAACCATTTGACAAATCAATTGTTGATTTGTATTTATGTCTAATTAAATTAGTAAGAATTCCTAGAGAATGTTGATTTTGGGCAGCTATCAAAGGTATGGTTTTATTTACTGCTCTATAATCTAATACCATTCTCCATTTACCATCTGGTTTAGGAACTGGGTAAACTGGAGTATTCATAGGGCTAGTAGATTGTCTTAACACCCCTTGTTTTAACAAATCATTTATAACTATTTGTATACTAGGTTTAGCTTTTGGATTTATGTGATATTGTTTTTGAGGTTTTGGGGGATAAGTTCCAGTTGCTATATTATGAGGAGTAATTTTCCTGTTTCCTACTTGATTATCCCATTGTTGCCATAGATCATCATATTTATCTAATAACTTTGCTAACTTTATTTTATCCTCTTTACCAATGTTGGCCTGAGAAACTAAAGTATTTTTTAAATCTTGTACTGGTAACTTAATAGTTAATTCTAATGGTGTAGGTTTATACCAGGGAATATCAATTGGAGCTAATATAACATAGGCCAAAGTGGAAGAAGTTACCTCTGCTTCCACCTTTCTTCCCAACACTTTAAATTTTAAATAATATAATTTTTGTTTCTGTTTTCCATGAATGGTTTCAATATCCGTAGTTCCAATTGGTTGTTCATCTAACAAAAAGGATTGAGGTATACATGTAATTTGGGCTCCAGTATCCCAAAAGCCATTAAGTTGTGTCCCTTTAATTTCTACCGGAATGTTGGTTTGGGCCATTTGGGGTCACAGCTGTAGCAGCTGGGTTTGTTTCAGCCGGCGGAGCGGAAGGTATGACTTGTGAGTCACTTGCTCTGACAGTGTTAATAGAGCGTGTTTGGTTTCGATTTGAACTTCCTTGCTGTCCGCCCCTTGCTTGATTTGGCCGGTTTGTTTCTGAAGTCTCAGCTCGCCGAGAGGAAGGTACCGTTTCACTTCTTGGAATATTTCTATTTTCTAGGTTTCTATACGGGTTTGGACCGCCTCCAAGTCTTTGAGGTCTATTAATTTGCTGCCTTAAATTATAACCTGACCTCTGAGGAGGTGCTGATGAACTAGAGGAACCACGCCCTGCTGGAGAGGGTTGCTGTTCTTGAGAGCGAGGGGGAGGAGGTCTAGGCGGGTTATTAGACCTATTAGAGGCTCTATTCGGTGGTCTAGATCTCGGTTGACCTCTTCCTCGTCCTTGGGTTATACTACCTGCAACAGAACCAGAGGTTCTTGCTGGTTGATTAGATCTAATACTTTGTCCTAAATAATTTAGACCTAAAGTTTCAAAAGTTCGTCGTAACAACGTCGGAAAAGCTTGTGCTTTTTGTTGTTGGCCCTGGTACTGATCTAAATAACCTTGAAGCATAGCCACTGAGGCTTGTCCAGGCAAAAGAGGTCTTATGATCCCCCACACTACATCAAAGGAATTATTAGTAAAGGTCATACCCATATTGAAAGCGACTAAAATACCTTCTCTTCTAGCCACTTCCGCCATAGTATGTGGTAAGTCATGTAATGGTATGACCCCATATATTCTTTGATAAAGAGCAGCTGCAGCTAGGGACCATGTGCCGCATTCATTTGGAGACAAGGTCATACCCCCATGACTGGTTAATAGGGCATTTAAAACTCTACACCTCACATCGGCTGAGCCTGTAGGGAAAGTACCTTCAATAGCTGCAGCATGTTTAGCTACCCACAAGGGGATTTGTCTAGCATCAGTAGGGGCTTCCCCTATTACAGCTTTTATTTGAGCAATGGGTAAAACTGGCACAGGTCCTACTGCAGTATATCCATTGCCATCAGTTCCAAATGTATTTGGCTGTATAACAGGCAGAACAGGTGGAGCTGGAGCCGATGGCAAAGGTCCCAAAGGAGGAGCTGCAGCAGGAGCAACTGGAATTGGTGCTGGAGGAGCCGAAGGTATAGCAGAAATATAAGGTACTGATGGCATAGCCGGCATATGGGGTCCTGCTACTGACGCAGAGGGGCCTGCTGGAGAAGACTGAGCTATAGGCATTCCTATAGGCTGATAAGTACCTGAACTAGCCAAGGCATTTCTAAGTCTTAAATTTGTTTTGGTTAAGTCTTCTATTTCTCTTTGTTGTATAACTACATCAGCCATCACATTGTCTAAAACTATAGTGGCATGGGCCAAAAAGTCCCTTATTTCCTGATCATCTAAATCTGCTATCTCAACTGCAGATAAAGGATTGAATGTTAACCATTCCGGATCTGTTATTAAAAAGAGACCATTAGATAAAGGCCCATATCTGGATGGAGTTCTTGCTAAATCTATATTATTAAAAGCTTGTTGAGCTTGTCTAAAAGTACAACCTATAATTGAATCATTTAATGGCCTAACATCTCTATTAATATATTCCCATTCTGGTCGAGGTAAAGGATTTCCTTGATTATCTTGAAAAGCCACTCTAATCACAGTAAATCTTGCATAATCCCCCCACCATCCTTCAGTCATTCGGACAGCATACTCTGTCCCATGAGGAGGATTGGTGGGTAAGCCATTTTCTCGTAAGAGAATAGTTAAATGACCAATATCAATATGTTCAGGTTGATTCCCTTGAGCCATTACTTCCGCAGTACAGAAGTTCCCTAGGGTAAATTAAACCTTCCAATGTTTTAATCCGCTTATAATCGAGCCCCACGTTGGGCGCCAATTGTTGTGGAAGACCCCAAAGGAACTTGTGGGTTAAGAGCACTTTTAGTAGCAATTCCTAAGAATCACCAACAGGTGGTGCTCTAACCTGCCTTCTCTCAGTTAGGGTCTTGTTTCACTATTAAGTAGTATAGAAACATCAACAATAATTAAATAAGGTTCTCGAATACAAGCGGTTTATTATAGCAAGATCATGAACAAGTAATAATTATAAGCAGAGCAAATTACAATAATCAAATCCACAAAATATAATATAAATTCTTACCAAGCCTGGAGAGTTCCGTCTCACTCTAGACGCAGCTAGATGGGTGAGGAGGAAGCTCTCGTACAATTTAAGAGTACATCTTTTATAGTCTAAAAAGTATTACTAATTTGCTTGATTTTTATTTCTTCATATTTGATTATTCAAAACTTCATTTAACTGGTTTGGAAAACGGAGGGCTCCGCAGCTGATTATGAGGATTCGAACATAATTCAGCTAGCGTCTCCCTAGACTGGTGCAGCGCCACATCACATCAGATAGTCCCTTAGACGATTGTGCCACCTCACCAACCCAGATGAAAGTTGGTTTGAAAACCACTTAAACTGTAAATGAGTCAGGTACAGTTATGACGGGATTCGAACCAAAACATGAGTCAAAATGCTTCACAATGGTGCTCTCCTGCTTTACAGATTGCACTACTTGGGAAGCATTAAATTTTCCATACAACTTTACCTTTACCTATAGCAAAAACATATTGCGTAAGCAAGCATAAGGTTAGTTCATTGGGTGTCAGCTCCTCAAGCATACGCTAGCTCCCTTTGAACTAACAACTGCTGGGCCTCAGCGAAAGAGTGACAGGCTCACTTTCCAATTGAGCTACCCAGCAGCTACTGTAAATAGTATACCTGTGGGTTATAAGTTTCAGTTTGAGTCATCTAATCCTCTGATTCTGAGTCAGTACCTGTTTCATTATCAGGATCCCATTCATGTGCTTGAGGGGTACAGAAATCTTCTTCAGTGACATCTAGTGGATGAAACTTAGATCTCCTAGAGGTGATTTTTATACCTCTAGGTGTCACTAATTGATATCCTTTAGGTAGGGCCCTATTAGCCCACCACTGCAATCCTGTGGGAGTCATACATTTTGTAACTCTTGGCACTGGACCTGTCCAGATACCTTCATCTTCTTTTGCTAGGGCTTCATCAAGGAGATCCATAGGGCAGGATGGATCATAATAAGGATAGTTCTTGTGCTGATTTTCCCATAACA